GGCGGTCTCAAGGAGCAAGTGCAACACCTGATGTAAGGTGTTGCCATGTCTACCCAATACAAACACTTGAGTACCCAGGAACGCGTCACCATTATGGTGATGCTATTTCAACGACAGACACTGCGAGCTATCGCCGCTTTGCTGGGCCGTCACCCCAGCACCATTAGTCGTGAGATCAAACGCAACCCCCATCAGCCTCACTATGACGCCATACAAGCTACCAGCAGGGCTCAACAGCTTCGACATGTACCTCGCCGCCAGCGGCGTTTGTCTCCAGACTCAGAGCTGTTTCAAGTGGTTGTCGAAATGCTTCGTATTGGCTGGTCACCGCAACAAATTGCCCGCAGACTACGCAGTATCTGGCCCGGCCAACCTGAGCGACATGTGAGTCACGAAACTATTTACCTCGCCATCTATGCCTACCCACGCGGCGAACTGAAGCGTCAGCTGGTCAGTTATTTGCGTCAGGGTGACGGCAAACGTCGTAAGCGAACTCAGAGCAATGTGCGTCGAGAACGCTACCCGGCACAGCTGAGTATTCACCTACGCCCCCCTGAGGTCGCAGATCGTCTGGTCCCTGGCCATTGGGAGAGCGACCTGATCATGGGCGCCAATAATCGCTCAGCGGTTGCCACCATGGTCGAGCGTACGAGCCGTTATGTAATTCTCGCCAAGCTCGAAGCCCCCACCGCAGAGGCGGCGACGGAAGCCATTGTTAGGGAAATGTCGCGGATGGCGCCATCGCTACTAAAAACCATGACGCATGATCAAGGCAGCGAAATGGCCCGTCATGCCGAAATCACTGCACGCACGGGGATGAAGATTTATTTCGCCGATCCACACTCGCCTTGGCAGCGTGGTAGCAATGAAAATACAAACGGGTTGTTACGCCAGTACCTCCCCAAGGGCACAGATCTCTCGCTGGTGACGCAGGCGCGGCTGGATGAAATAGCCGATTTGCTCAACACCCGTCCCCGCCAGACATTGGGCTGGAAATTTCCAGTCGAGGTGCTGGTGGATTATCTTCAGCTCAGCGCGACCAACAAGCTCGAAACTCTCAACTGACCGTTAAGGGGAAGCCGAGCTGAGCGCCGACCAGTCACTTGGTAGAGGTGGCGAGTGGGGGGGCAAATCGCGTCATTTTAGTCCACCAAATCGTCGATACGGGGGGGGGACTGTATAGCCATTGTTTAAGCGATGCCGGGGGGGGGATTGTATAGCCGCTGTTTCAGCGACAGAAAGGCTTGGTCATGGGGTAAGCCTTTAGCAGTGAAAATCGTGTGTAACGGGTTGGCTCGGTTCGCTCAGGCGGCCATTGCAATGATGCATTGGAAGCGCGAATACCGCTCGCTGAGCAAACCTAGAAAATTAACTGACTGTTGCACTTGCTCCTTGAGACCGCCCAGCGAGAATACCGATACTGATAGTAGACATATCAATACTCGAAGTCAGAGTAGAGTAATCCCACGCCGCACCAGCAGCAGAAGCGTTGAGAGAAACAGCAGATGCAACGCCAACAGCAGCAGCACTTTTCTTGCCGAATTTTTTGAACATGAAAGCCTCAACTTGTTTTAATGAAATTTAGAAACGCACGAATACCCATAGCAAAAATCATAAAGAAAGATACTAAGGTAAATCCGGCGCCGAATGCTTGACCCAAGATAATTGGATCTAGCTGGGTAGGATCAAAAGGAGGCTGAACTTGCACTGCCTCCCAAGATCCTGAACACTGAGGAAAACCACCCTCAGTTTTTAGCTCGCCAGTGCAGCGAACAAAATCAGACATTAAGGTTTAACCCTCAGGCACTTTTAACAGCACCTACTTGTGGCGCGCCGCTGCTAACACGTCGACCTTGGCGAGGATCGACCTCAAAGATGAGACGATCGTCACGCACTTGAGCAATCACATCACACTCATACTTACCAGGCTGCGGAACCTGCTGTGGTGTTTCCGCATAGAAAGTGCATTTCTGTGGATACGGAATGTTCGGAAGATGAGCGTATGCTTCGAACATGCAATACGGCTTACCGGATTTAGCAGCAGTACCGCTGCGGTGATTACCAGTAACTTCAACTACAATAACGTTAGACATGTGATGCCCTTATCTCAGTGTTGGAAAGCCAGAAACAGTGCCGGGCTTACGGTATGCCCAACTGGGCGGAGTAAATCCAGGACTAAGCCTGAAAATCAAGATCTTAACCACTTCAAAACTTTATACATCAAGTAAGTGATGAATGAAAAGGCAAGTATCAATATCCCAGATATTACAGAATGATATTCCATAAAGACCCTCTTATCTCAATGTTGAAAAGTCTGAAAAGTTGCTGGGCTTACGGTAAGCCCAACTGGGCGCAATGGCTTCAGGATTTCGCCTGAAGGTTAAAAATTGACGTTTGTTCCGCTGTCGAGCAGTGGCTTGAGACGAAAAATCAGCCAAGACGGTTCGCATGACACTATCAGCAACGCTTTTAACTACAGATTCATCTGAAATATGATTGCGAATATCCGCTTCGATGTTCCAACGAAGAACCTGAAACTGTTTCTTATCCATTAGAAGCCCACCCAGTCAGCAATACAGAGTGTTCCTTTCTCTTCGTAATCATCAAACCAACGCTCTTTCAGGGCTTCAACGGCCTTAAGCGTGGAATTAACTGACTCTGCAAGATGATGATTGATAAAAGTACTGCTTAATTCCCGCTCTTTAATCATTCGACGCTTTTGCCCTTCGGTGAGCCTCGTGCCTTGAAAGTCGACAGTTCTCATGCTGCCACCTGCTGAAGATGGTTTGCACGCTGATACCAAACTGGCACAGCCAAGGTGCTTTTTGTTACTTCTCGGCATTGACGGACGAAAACGGGAGCAAAGCGGCTGGTATCACAAGCATTACGAATGTTAATGCCAATACGGTTAAGCTTAGCTGCGTGGCCTTTGACTTGAGACTTTGAAAAGTCGAGGTTAGATGGTCCGGACATCCACACATAAGCATAGGTAGCTGTGGTAGTAGCAGTACGAAGGTTATCGCAAACACCCTCAGCAACTAACTGTTCAGCAATACTCACAATATCCATGGCTGTCACCTTTAACTTTTCATCAATTTTGAGAAACTCACTGTGGAGTTCGGCCAAACGCCTTTCGTCAAATAAGCCCCAATAGCAAAGGGCTTCACGCTGTAGGAATTCGCTTTTTAGCTCTTGTTCCAATCGGACTACGCCTTCTTGTGCGCAGTAATCTTTAACCCGCTTAACGTATTTGTACTCTTCCGAAGACTCCCCAAAGGCACGCTTAATCTTTGGTAGGCTGTTTAGCTCCATCTCGAACGCTTTGTCATAGGCTTTACGGTATTGGAGACGACCGCCTTTGCCATTGCCCTTAGGAGTCCAATCAACAGTACGACCATTGGGATATAGGTGGCCGATGGAATGACCAATGCGTTGGCTGGAAACACCACGCAAATACGCAACTACGTTACCCTCACCCAATGCAAAGTTAGTTGTGAGGTCGATACGTTCGATCTTTGCTCCATCTGCAATTCGGTCTCCTGATTTAGCACCCGAAACACCCTGACGAATATCAAGCCGGGTGCAGCGGGTGAAGCCAGGAAGACCGTACTCACGTAGCAATGCGTTGTAGACCGAGACACATTGCTCGATGGTCGTGTGTCCAAATAGATTGTCTAACCGCCCTACCCGGCTGGGATTTCCCTCAACTCGGATTTTTCGGCCCTGAATATGAATTGTGACCGAGGTGGAGAAACTACCCTCATGCTTGAAACGAGGCCGACTAGTGCTCAAAACTTGATTGGTATTCTCGTCAACCGTCAGGTGCACGACGTTGCCAACGATCGGTAGATCGTGGTCATGCTCCTGCGAAATCGTGAGCCAATCGATAAACATTCGAAAACCTGTCAACCCAACACATTGATGGGGTTTAGACTAATGCACATCGCAGGGTGGATGCAAGGCATACTTGTTATGTAAGAGCACACACATGTATGTGCTGTATGAAAATACAGGGGTTAGGATTGATGCATCAGAACGAACCGGTTGAAAGGCAGATGAGCATTGGTGAGAACATCAGACGTAAGCGTGAAACCAGCAAGGTTTCGCAGAAGGCTTTAGCCGAAGCGCTTGGGATCGCAGAAAATACTGTTGCCAGCTGGGAGAAAGGGAAAAATATCCCACCTAGCGACAGGGTGATCGGTATAGCCAAATTCTTAAAATGCTCTACTGACGAGATTTTGCTCGACGAAGCCGAGCGAGAAGTTTCGGAGGATGTGAAAGCATTATTCCGCCGATACAACGAGCTAGACGAGCATGTGAAGCCGATGGCCCGGAATATCCTGAACGGAATCTTGGGCAGCTTTGAAATGTCGCAGGACTGGTGGGATCAAGCTGACGATACGGCTGGGCCTCGACCTAAGCACCGAACCGATTGGGTTCTCCCGACACCTCGAGATCGTGGGAAACCGTAGTGAGGAAAAATTGGCAAGGCTTGAAAGTATGGAAAACCATACCAAAGTGGGGGTGTAACAGCACCCCCACCGCTTCGCTCAGAAGTCAGCGAAATCAGTCCTAAAAATTCCACGCTGGAACTTTTCGAGATGCAGCACCTGGGAGCGATCAGAGCGATGACAGATAAACCAGTTGAGAGTGCCCCCTCAGGCCATTTCGAACAGAAGCCGGAAAAACTGCCGCTCACTCCCGCCGAGATCGAAATCCGCATGGCCATCGCAGATTTTGTAATTCACCAGGTCAACGCAACAGCTGCCGGTGAAATGATTTTTGACGCGCTGGTAAAGCGCTTTGAAAATCGCTATCCGCATCACAAGCTGCTAAGTCATTGCCTGTTATCTCCGGGATACCTAGTTCCAGACCCAGATGACATGGACGATGAAGCAGAAATCCCCCTCAATAAACTGGACGCCAAACTGATCGAAATGCTGATGCATCCCGAAAAAAGTTTGGAGCCCGCTGGCCCACTGGCGGGGCCTCAGCACTCACGCTGGATTGTCGACGAAGAGTAAGTCGCTCGGTCAAAATTCCACGCTGGAACTTCTGCCAACAAAGTCGTAGGGCTCTGCCCTACCACCCGGTCTGCCTTGCGACGCGGCAGGAGCACGGGACGGAAAAGCTGTCCCACGCTCCTTTGCAGAGGCTAAGAAAACGAGAAGTGGTAAAGGGTTCGCTACGCCCGGGACTCCGTTCGCCGCGACGATGAAGCTATCACGACGAGCCGGGGTCGCGGCCCTTGACCATGAAAGTTCCACGATGGAATTTTTAAACGGGGTCTTCGAAAAGAGATGCATACCGGCGAGGACGCGGAATGGCAGAGGATTTACCACGCCAAGCTGCTTTTATCAGCTCAGCCGCCCTTTCTAGATCTGCAGGATTAGCAGCTTCTATCGCGAGCAATAGAGCGTCACGGCGTCGTTTTTTAATGCTCATGATGCCTGAATAGCTCTGAACGTCTGGTTTGTCATTCATCACGAAAAGCCTGAGTAGATTCTGAAAAGCTAGCAAAAATTCCACGGTGGAACTTGAGAGCCGAGGCCCTTCGACAGGACAGAAACCGCTTTTATAGACGATTATAGAGCGATTATAGAAAGGCGATCTGAGGCACTAATCGGCCTCGCATAATGGACGTTATGGATAAATTCAGCGCCGGGGCTTCGCCATTATCCCGGCGCTAAATTCGTCGAAAACGACGGCATAGCTACCATAACGTCACAGAAATTATGCG